CGATATGACCTACTAGATAGGCAATAGGCTCTTGATTTTCAGCGCAATAGAACACCTCAACATGGTCAAGTATATCTATTGCAGCATGTACTGCTTCGTGAGCTATCGTGTTTGTGTTTGCGTATCCTTCCCCGATTATAATTAATACTGCAAACCTGCCATTATCGTCCAGATATTTCTCGCCAGCCGCCATTTCTTCAGCCATTTGCCCATCTTCGCCAAAATGATTAACGGCGGCATCGCGTCCAACTGAAACATAAAGCCTTTGGTTATAAATTGGCACACGGTGCCTGTAAATCCCCGACTTTAGCCTTTTGATTTTCAATGCAAAATCTCCACATAAAACAACGGCACATAGGCATCATCGCCGCTTGTCATGGTCAGGTGATAACAGAGCGTTTCGGCATCAAAGCCGGTAACAGTGGCGGACTCGCACCACTGCGGTATGTAGACCTGCGTGCCGATGATGCCGGTCATCACCTAGGCCTCTATCCAATCTTCGACAAAAAACGATACCGTGGCAGTCTGCGCTTCATCCACTGCCGTCTCGGTTTCGATTCGGTATTGCCCGTCCAAAACCGTGCCATCTTCAAGGCATAGCATAGGCACCTTGCCACTGATACCCTCTACCAATTTCAAATAGACCTTCATGTTACGCCCTCTCGACTGCAAACGTGCTACCACCACCCGCGCCACCGGCCAGAAACGGACGCAGCAGCGCATCCAATCGCCGGTTGATCGTCACGCTAGTGCCGCCATCAGTGTACTCAATTTCGACCGGCCCAGCTTTTTCGCGCTTCACGCCGCTGGTCAGCGCTCCGGCTGGATCGTTACCGGCGTCAATGGCCAGAGCGGCCTCGTATTCAGCATTGATTATCTGCGCCGGTACTAAATCGGACGCCAACAAAAAGCCGTCCAGATAGACGCCAGTGCGAGGCCAGCGTGCATCAGCGGATACGGCAGTGCCTTTGTAGCTCTGCGCCTCGATGTAGTCATGCGCCAACGCCAGCAGTGCGGATGCCGTGCCGGTCAGCGTAATGCCGCGCTCGGCAGCGTAGTCGGTTAAGCCTTGTTCGGTGCCGTAGGTCATGGCCGCTCTTCCTCGTTATCGGCCACTTTGCGCGTGCGGCGAACAGGCTTTGGGGCTTCGGGATCAATCCAGTCTGGCGGCGCGAATTGTGCGTCAACGATCTTGTAGCCCTTGGCTCGCAGCTCGGCTTTGCGCTCTTGAGTAACGGGGTGTTTTTCATAGTAGACGGTCATTTCTTCACCTCATAAAAAAGGGGCCGCAGTGGCCCCTTTAGTATAGCAGAATCGCTTACTTGTCGGCATCAGCGATGGTGATAACACCCGCTGTGTGCTTGTCGGAAGTAACGATCTTGTCCCAGTTCGAGCCAGTGGCCAGATCAGCGTCAGTCGGGGATTTGCCGCCGTTAGCGGTATCCCAGCTGTAGCCCTTCAGGCCGAGACCGAAGCTGTAATCGGCCTGCATGGTGGTTTCGATGCGAGACTGGCCGTTGCTGGTTTCGATGTTAGTCACAACCTCTGAGCCATCCATGACGGTTGCAGCGCCAGACACCAGTGACAACACCTTAACCTTGTTCGGTGTGCCAGCAGTGTACAGATCAGCCGCATCAGTCACGATAACCGGCTTGCCGAGAATATCGACAATGGTCACGTTCTGAGCCTGGAACAGCTGCGGCGTATTGGTCAGGTTCGCACCGATCAGGCCGTGATAAGCTGCGCCGTTCATGATCTGGGCAACCAGATCGCCAGAGCGATCACCAAACAGGGCGTGGCTGTTGTTCAGGGCGCTGTAAGACAGGCCGTCTGTGGCAGACACGTCATTGGTCACGTTGGCGTTGTTGCTGATAGCGGCAACCAAGCCCTTGATCGCAGTGTTCAGCTGATCGGACATGATGGCTTCAGCCAGCTGGCCGGAGATCACGGCGATAGCTTCCGCCTCGTTGGTCTGAATCCAGCGCATCTGCGCAGGTTCAAAGCTGATCGGACCGAAACCACCAGCGACCTTAACGGCGTTTTCCTGCAACTGAGCCAGCGCGGTTGCAGCAGCGGAGGACTGAGCGGCGTAGCGGTCAACACGGCGCTGCGCAGAGTGCAGGGCGCTGTAGAATGAACGCTGGAAGAAGTCGCCTTCAAAGTCCATGCTGGTCAGCACGATAGCGCCGTTGGAAGCGCCGTTGAACTTCTCTACCTGCTGAGCCAGAGTCTCGGCGGTGGCGTCCTGGAGATATTGGTTAAACGTAACCATGTTGGTCAAAGCCATGGGGTATTACCTCATTTAAGATCAAATTTCTGAGCGAAGTACGCGGCGCGGTCTTTCTTGTCGCCGTCAACCTTTCCTGTTTTCGCAGCCCCGCTGCCTTTTGACCCGGTAGCCCCGCCACCTGTGGCCTGAGATCCATCCGCTAGAAACGGATATTTTTCCGACAAATGCTCTGATAGCTTGTTCGCATCCCATGCGTCGCCATCAGGTCCGTTAATCTTAATGCCTTCAGGCGTGTGAGTGATGTAATTCACCGCCTCTTTTTTTAGCAATTCTGCGCGCGCCACATCTCTTGTTAGCTGGCTCACTACAGATTGAGCGGTCGCGCCGACCTTCTCTTTCGCTATGGCTTCGCGCGTCTCTGATAGTTCGCGCTCCAGCTTTTCAGCTCGTTCGCGCTCCGTTTTGCTGAGCTGCTCCCACTCTTGCTGCTTCTCAAGGCGATCACGCTCACGCCGTTCAGCCTCTGTTTCATACTCTTGCAGCCGCTTCTTAGCTGCTGCACGCTCTTCGCGCTCCTTGCGTAGCGCCTCTTTCAGCTCATCAGCCGGGTCGATACCATCAACCGCCAGCCGGTATTTTCCTTCGTGCTCTGTGTAAAGAGCCTGCAATGATTCATCCAGCCCTTCAAGGCTATCAACTTCAAACTGTAGTGCCATATTGTTCGAACCCCGTTCGATATTGGATTAGCCACCCCTGTAGCTTACCTGCAAGTATAGCACGAATTCATTTGACAAGTGCAACCTGATAGGTTTTAGCAATTATGCTAGGGCCATACCTTCTCTGGCCCTAAGCTGATCCAGATCCAACAGCACGCCGCGATCATCGACGAACTTCTGTATATTCATGCCGCCCCTGAATAGCTTCGCCCTCTCCGGCCCTAATACTTCGTCCTGAAACTCTTTAGGCTGGCGCTTGAGCCATGAGTTGTACGTGGTCTGCGCCGATACAGGGCCGTCCATACTGGCGCGTTCACCTTCAATGCCGGGTATCTTGAACTCGTCTTTGACCTTCGGCACCCGTACGCACCGACAGTTGTAGCCGTTCGGCGTTTGCGGACCTTGCCCAATCGGGAACACCTTGCCATCTAGGGCAGCATGCTCCGGACGGGTACGGCCATCAAGTGTAGCGGTGTACTCCTCGCCTTGAATCACATCCGCATTAGCCTCATAGGTGCGCTGCCGTGCCACCGAGCCGACATGATTAACCGCCGTGCGGACCAGTGTTTCAGCCTGACGGCGTGACCGGGTATTGACCAAACCGCCCACCTCACGCGCCAGCTCTTGCACGGTGCGGCCTTCGATCACTCCGGCCTGAATGGCCGTCTTAATCTGCCGATCCATCGAACCGGCGAACTCGGTGATAAGCTGGTTCAGCGTCAGGTTCTTGATCTGATTGCCTGATACCAGCTTCATCTGTGAACGAGTAACAACAGCCGCAATCTGGTCAACGGACGGCAAAACAGTCTCCACAGAGACGGCGGTCTGCAAAGCCTTAGCGGCGAACTCAGCCTGGTACTGCGCCAGCTCGGTCAGGCTGTCTGCCAACTGGATCTCGAGCTGCCCGGTGATCTCGGTAATGATGCTGGATAGATCAGCCTGCAAGCCTGCAAGCCGCATCGCCTGAAACTCGGTAGGCGTATCGAGCATCCGGGCTTCAAGGCTATTGCGCAGATTGGTCAGTATCGGCAGCAGCTCCCTGATCACACTGTTGCTGTAGCGTTGCAAGAGCAGCTGCTCGCGGGTCAGCCGGTCGATTAGAAACTGGTTGCTGCTCACAGTCCCATAGCCTCAACTTGGCCCATGATCTCCTCATCCGTCAAGGTGTCATCCACTACGCCCGTCCGGCGCAGATACGAAAGGATCACCTCGCGACTGATAATGCCGATAGACTCAAGGCCCATCATCTGGGCCAGCATCTGCGGGTCTACAGTGGTGCTGAAAAACTCGGTGTTCATGCTCACGGCCACATCATCAGGATTCGCCCCGGCAAACTCACAGACCCAACGCAGGCACAGCTCCAGCGCCTCGCCGCAGTTGCGCACAATGGTCTCAAGCACGGACGTTTCAGCCGCCATGTTGGCTCTGACCGCTTCCGCCGTCTGGTTCGCGCCGCCTTCGGTAATCAGTCGTGCGCCGATCATGAGCATCTGCCGTTCCTTGGCTGTCATGGCCTCAAACGCTGCGCTGTTGGCCTGAGCCTGCATCAGTGCAGCAGAGCCGCCGCCGTTAGTGACGATGCCACGACGTGCGCCCATCTGGATGCCGTTCGGGTTCTTCGCGTTCCACTCTTGGTCGGACATTGTGCCGGTGTCGATATGGATCATCGGCTGACCGTGGACGTAGACACCTTCCTCGTAGTCGGCAGAGTTGCGATAGTGGCTGATATTGACAGCCGCAAGGTCATACAGCGTAACCGGATCAACGACCGCATCATTGTTGACGCTGCCGGGCACAACAAACGGGATCACGTCCCACCGGCTACCGTCCGCCTTGCGCGGCTCCATGGTTTCGATCAGCGTACCGCCGTCATCGTACAGCTCTTGCACATACGCGCCGTCAACCAAACGCAGGACGCGATACTGCACCTCGCTGGTGTAGTCGAATCCATCCTCGGTCGTCTCGCTGATCTCTTGCAGCACCACCAGATCAAGCATGCCGCCGGACAGGTGCCAGTTGATGATGCTCTCAGCAGCGTACTCGGTGATTACCGGACGCAGCCCCATGGCGATAACGTCCTCTCTTGATAGTCCTTCCGGCGCAGCAGGGTAGTCCACTAGCAGACCGTGACGGCCAACACTGGCCACATTGGACACAACAGAACGGGCAAGCTGCACCAAGCTGTTATTGCTGTTGTCGGCATCATCGCGGATGTATTCGATGCCGGTCGGCAGCTCGATCTCAGGCTCCTTGCGGAAGGCTGCACCAACTAGGGTGTTCAAGGTGCGCCCTACCACGTTCATGAATAAGGCGCGTTGCAAGTACGCCTGATAACGCGGGCTATTGCGGTCGTTGTTGTCTGGGTCAGGAATCGGCAGGTAGGTCGGCCCTTTGGCCTTAACGGCGCTCTGGCCTGCAATGCAATCACGGACAGCCGCCCACAGTGGCGCGTGAGCGGAATAACTGGCGTGGACGGTTGAGACGGGCATGTTATCAATCCTGTTAATTGAGAATGGATTGATTATAGCATGAGGCTATCGAAAGGATAAAAACCCCAGCGTACGCAATGCGAAGAGGCCGGGGGCGTGGCTCGTCCTGAGCCTAGAGAACACCACCGCCAGCCGGTCGACTAGGTGCCCCCGATCCGTTGGCTGAGGTGGTGCCGTGGTTGTCGATTATACCGCAAACGTAACCTTAATGTCAGTGACGGGTTTGCGGATGGGGAATTCATAATGCACCAGGTAGCCAAGCGCGTCAGGTAGGTGGTCAAGCCCCAGCGTCTTATCCGGCTGGCTGGTGCCCTTCTTGTAGGTCAGACCGTCCAAGCTACGGATAAGCTCCTTGCAGCGCGGGTGAACGAACATGCGAACATCGCCGGAAGCGTTCAGGAACATGGCCTGCACCTCATTGATGCGGTCGGCTACTGCCGGATGCGAGGGTGGAGCCAGAACGATAAATCCTGCTTGTTCCAGTATGGTGAAGTCGGTCACACCACCAGCGGCTGATGTTTTACGCGCCCTGCCAGCAGGGTCAGGGTATGCGCGGATTCTGTGTTTAGGGTATCGGCGCTTGATCTCTTGACTCAGCTCGGTCGTGTTTGAGTTCATAATGCTGATCTCATCCACGATATGGAGCTGGTCGGCCACCTTAATACCGATCACCGCCGTGACGGGCGACACGTTAAAGTCGATCCCGACATACAACTCGGAAGCTGTCGCAGGGTCTGCAAGCTCGGCATCAACATGAACCGTCCGATCAAAGTTGCTGTAAACCCGATTCGACAGCGTCTCAAAGCTGGCCAGGTACTCTTGCTTAAACGTCCGCTCTGGCAGTTCGCGCCGTGCCGATTCGATCTCTTCCGGCTTGACGTTGCCGCCGTCTGCTGTGGTGAAGCTCCATGCTGACCAATTGGGGTCTTCGCCGCTTGCTGCATAATCGTAAAGCGTCTTGCCCCAGTTCCAGCCGGACGGGGATGATATGAACAGCACGGGGGCTTGCTGGTCAGACGTTGCAGGCCGGACAACTTCCGCCCAGACGGCTTCATCCATAAAGCAAAATTCATCGAGTACGCATCCAGCGAGGGAAACGCCTCGTAGCGAGTCTCTGTTTTCTGCGCCTTTCAGCTGGATCACTGCGCCGTTCGCCATCTCAATGAACAGCTCACCCTCGTTCTTGCTGATGTAATGCCCGTCAGCCAGTTCCTTGAGCAATCGCCACGCAATGCTTTTTGCCATGACATAGCTGGGGGCGATGTAGTAGTAGATGCCTTTTTTGTTCCCGGCTTGCGCCAACAACCATGTCAAAGCGAGGAACGTCTTGCCAAAGCGGCGACCGCATATCAGCACCTTGAACCGGCTTTCACCTTTCCAGACCTTGGCTTGGGGCACAGTCAGTCGGATCATTCGTTGCCGGTCTCCGGCAGCACCACCACCAGTGGCTGAGTGTTTTCGACCTTGCCGCTATGCTCAATCGCTTTAAGCTTGGGCGCGACATACTGCGCCAGCTCCTTGTAGCAGTCCTTGGCTAGGGCGTAATCGCCGTCACGGAAAGCAATGTAAGCAATCTTCCCAAGCCCCTGGAGCGGGTGATCGCAACCCGTCTCCTCAATCAGCTTGAGCAGCTCTGCTTTGTCTTTGTTTGGCACGCCTTTGGGGCGGCCACGCTTTTTAGGTGCCTGAGTCATGCAACCCCCGTTCCAATACTGTATAAATCAACATTCTTTTTCATGGTAACAGAAAAACGGCCCGAAGGCCGTTACCCCAGACTCCTCATCTTCCGCTCAATCTTACCACGCTCAACGGCGTTACTCAGTGCAATAAGCATCCAGATTGGAAGATACCAGGGGATGCCGAAGCCGATCAGCATGCTGAGCAGCGTCAGCACCAGGTGCAGCACATGACTGGTTTCGTAGTGTGCTAGCCGTTGGGCTAGTATGAGTTGTTCTGTGGTGTTCACGACTGCGCCTCCTTGGCTTGCTTGCATCGCTCAAACTCACGGCCTTTGTCGAAGCACTTCTGAGCAAAGTTATCGAACTCATTCCTTATCTCCTGATCCAGCTCATCAATTGCTAAACCTTCTCTATTGTCGAATATGTGCTTGTAGTCACCCTGAGCGGCTTTGGTAAATAAGGTGTACAGGTAATTACGATCAGCGCTGTTTTTGATCTCAACCCTTTCAATTACCTCCACTATGCACCTCCTTAGCTTTCTCTGCTCTGCACCGGCAGTGTGTGCCGTATGCGCCGCATTCCAGTTCGCAGCTCTCATTGACCGGCTGTACCTCGGCTTGCGGCCTTCGCAATGGTTGTGTTGTAGTCGTATGGATCGCTCATTCCTCACCCCTCGCTGCCTTTCTCACCCTTCTTACCTTGAGTCACTGTGTGTTTACACATAACAACGGTTTCAAGTTCAGTCGTCACTGTCGTTCCTCCTCGGACCTCGCTAACGCTCGGCCCCTTAAACTGGGGTTAGTGTTCTATTCGCCGTAGTCCTCAAGCTGCTGGCGTTCAGCAGCTTCAACAGGCACACCGTCAACCCTCGCGGCAATCGCCGCCCACGTGGGCTGATACTCCGGCCAGTCCTTTTCCACTACGACACATTCAAGCGGCTGTTTCCCGTTCAGTTCTCGCATCGCCTCGATTTTTACGCACGCCAAGTAAAACGCCTGGTACTCCTCTTTAGTCAAACCTGCGGCGTCAATGTCAGATCGCTTTAAAACCACATATCTATTTTCGCGTTTCATCCCGCCACCCACTGATAGATCCCATACCCGACACCGAACACCACCGCTATAGCAAGCGAGATGACGATGTAGGGCAGGGCGCGGAAGAATTTGTTGCCTGTCATGATTGCGCTTCCTTATTGCTGTCCATCTGTGCCTTGTGCTGCCTGGCGCATTCCGCCGGGCAATAGGGTTTGGTTTTGAACGGCGGCTTGTCGCAGTCCGGTCGGCCGCATTTCCGACCACTGTAACTCCTGAGTCTCAGTGTTCTTCCGTACAGCGCTGCGTCCGCTTGAGCTGTCATCGGCGCTGTTATAGCTCCAGCCATGACTAGGACTAAAAGTGCTTTTTTCACGACTGCACCTCCTTGGCCTTCTGGCTTAGCTCATCTACACGCTTATGCATAAAATCAGTCAACATCCAGTCGATCCCCTGCCAATCTGTGTAATCACGCACAAACTGCTTGATCACCTGCGCATCGTGCTGGGCTAAGCTGTGCTCTGACTTCCGCTTAAGCACGGCCTTTGCATCATCGGCATACGCTGGTGTTACTTCGCCGGCATGAGCAAGCATGTGAAGCACTGACTGGCATGATGTCAGTTCGCGCACCAGTTCTGACTGATAGGCGATCAGCTGATCGCGCTCTTCCCGCAGCTTCGAGTTATCGTTTTTCTCTTCCTGTATAACTTTGGCTGCTCCAGTGACTTGCAGCTTGCGCATCTCAACTTCGTGGCGTAACTCTTTCAGCTCTTTCACAGCTTCAGGTACACGCCCCTCAACACATGATGACAGTGCATCATTGTCGTCATGTTGGCCCCACTCGAACCCTCGTTTGGCACCCTCTGCATAATGTAGATCGCACATTGCAGCTTCTCGGTTGTGCAACCGCTCCACCTCGGCCTGTAGCTGCTCATTCTCAGCAGTCAGTACGGCATTAGCTTCCCGCTCACTTTCGATTGCCTCCGGCGAGTTTTCAGCGGCCAGCTGCTGGCCCTTTTCAATCATTAAAGCGCCTGCAGCTTTTGCTGAATCCATGCCTCGCTTGGCTGCGTTGAGCTGCGCCTGCAGCTGCTCCACCT